CTTTTTCTGTTTGTCGCTGCCAACGCCTTCAGCTACCCAGGTAGCTACGGGTTTAGTGGCGGAAGTCGGAATAGCAACGCCCGGCAGGTAGTTGGTGTTGGTTACCAGCGGCAGAATGTTGCCGTAATGTTTCAGCTCTTCAACAATGCGGTTCTGGGTTTCCGGAGGAATCACAGCACCGATGTCGGTGGTCAGGGTGTTGGCATTATTGCGCAGTTCAGCGTCCATAACGCCAGTGGTTACATACTTCATAAATGCTTTACGGTATTCAACAGAGTTCATGTCCATTTCTTTACTCCTCTCTTCAATGGCAGGTTTCGCTACTTCGCGAACTTCTGCAGGTTTAATTTCGTCTGCGTTGATGTCGGCAGCAACTTCCTGCCGACGGCGGAGTTCCGTGGCTTCTGCTTCCAGATCTGCCAGTTCCTTTTCCAGGGCGTTCAGGTCAACCTTCTCTTCACCCTGTAACATGGAGCGGATCTCCAGCTTACGGTCGTTAATCTCTTTTAACCGTTTATCCATGTTGGTTCTCTCCTTTACAAAAATGTTGAAACTTGTATATGATTGACGCTCTCCAGCTTTCCCGCAGCCGCTCTCCAGCAACTGCTCGGTCAATAAAAAAACCAGCTCTCCAGCTGGTAATTTTTAGAAATATGTCATTAAGAGCAGCTTTTTGCGCTGCTCACGTTCGCGAATCTCTTCTTCCAACTTCTGGAACTGTTCCGCACCACGGCCTTCTACGGCGGAAATCTCCGTATCATCGTAGGCCGGGAAATCAACAACGGCAACGTCGAACAATTTGTCAAACTTAACAATCTCGCGTCTGATAGTTTTGTCTGCAACATTTTCTGTAATGGTCTCCTCCGCCACAGTAAATGCAAAACTCATTTTATCCAGATCGCCGCGCTTGATTAGTTCGTAAACGTCCCTGCCGGCGGAAGTGTTCGCCAGCTCTGCGTTAATTTTCAGCCCGTGGTCATCCACCGTCAGCTGCAGGGTCTTGTTCCGGGTGCGGGCCAGCACCATCGCCTGGTCATCGTGATTGTATTTCATAACCACGTCAGACATGTCGGCACCGTCAAACGCTCCACGGTTCACCACCTCATAATATTTATATCCGGTCGTCTCCGATTCAAAAATCAGTGTCGGCGAATCAAATACGGCCGCATAACCTTCCACAATTAGTTTGTCGCCATCATCGGTAGACCTAACCTCGGAAGTGCGATACTCTTTAATCTTCTTTTCCATCGTCGTCTCCTTCCTCGCCAGTCTGGTACTTCGACTGGTCGGATGCTTTGATATAGTTCAGGCTGACAATCCGTTCGTCGCCATCGGGGACCGGAGCATAGCCGAACAGTTCCCTGGCATTATTGATGGTCAGGATCCCCGCCGGCAGCAGCTGCTTAATCAGGTTAATCTTGCTGGCCACCGAAACGTAGTTCAGCCGGTTACTTTCAAAGATGATCTCATTGCCAAAGCCCTGCTCCCGCTTGGTAAACAGCACTGTAGTAAATGCCTGGCTAAGTTTCAGGGCCAGCGGTTCGATGACCGATTCGTAGAACGCAATGAACTCGGCCTCGTCATAAGTACCATTGACCAGTTTTTCACTTACGCCAAAGTATTTATAGATGTTGTCGCGGGCCAGCTGCATTGTGCTGGCGTCGAACGTCGTATTGTCAGCCGGCAGTGCCTGGTATTCTGTCGTATTGTCCATAGGCGCAATCCCGCTGCCATTCGCCTGCGGATTCACAAACCGTTCCACAAATGTTTCGAAATTACGCTTCAGGTCTTCAGGCCTCAATGTCTGTAAGAACTTAACAATACCCCGAAGCTTACCGTAGTTTTTGACGATATTAATCACGGAGGTCTTCACGGCCGTCAACAGTGTCAGGTCTTCCGCCAGCACCCTTGCCTCCGGATCGCCGAACATCTCGTCCCGGTTATAATGCCTGCGAACGTGAACTAAGTTATCGTAAGGAACAGTGGTCTGATATCCGGCGCCAAATGTAAACTTGGCATACAGCACATGCCGACTGTCCTCATAAAGTGTTAAGTTCGCAAAATCCAGCGGCCATAACGCAACCGGATCAGCGCCACCGTCACGCTGTATATACACAAATAGGTTGTTGGTGGTTAGGTACTGATTAACGATTTTTTCTATGAACTCTGCGCTGGTCATCAGCGGATTGGGACGGACGGACAGTAAATAGTTCAGCTGGTCATCCAGCGCCTTTACCACCTTGCCGTCCTTCCGGACAATGTGACGCGGGTTTAATTTGCTTGCGTGCCGTGCAATAGTATCAACACAGGAGCGGACGGTCGCATTGTCATAAGCCGAACCACTGAATGGCGCATATTCATTCGTGTACCCGTTCAGCATCCGCATCAGCTGCAGGTTCTGCGGGTGTTTTTTCTCTTTCCCAAATATCCGGGAAAACATATTTCTAAATTCCATATCTCACCTCAGATGATGTTTGCATAATCCCGTATATACCGCAGATACGATACATACGCGTCCAGCAGGCTCGCGAATCCGTCAATGCGGTTTCGGCTATTAGTCTTACATGGCACTATGTTGCCATTCCTGTCTTCCACCACGGATACATTTGCCATGCACCATTTCAGGATAGGATTGTTATTGTAGTTAACCTTCTTGGAAGCCAGATCTGATTTCAGCGCCTTCATAGGTGCGCTTAACGTCATGGCGCCCTGGGCAACCGGATCCATGATCGGTTTGCCAAATTTTTCTTCCATATCCTGGATAAAATAAGTAGCCGACCACTTGTCGTAGCCGGCCTTGTACAGATATATATCCTCGTTTGCCTGCAGCTCCTGGAACCACTGCACCACCAAACGGTAATCAATTTTATTTCCCGGTGACGTCTGCAACAGGCCCTGCTGCCGCCACACATCATAGGGAACATTGTCTTCCGCGATTCGCTGTTCGAACAGTTCCTCCGGTATCCAGTACATCTGCTTGACGTAAATGGTTGGATCGCCCTGCACTTGGAATAACATTGTGGCGCAGGTCAAGTCAGTTGTCTGGGACAGGTCAACGCCGCCAATGCCGTAGCGCGGATGAAGCGCCTTCACATCGAAGGTCGCCTCATTGTTTAACTCTTCAAACGTCATATATGCCTGCGCTGCAGTTTCCCGGACATTAAAGTCCTTACAGAGCAGGTTCTTTACCAGCAGCGGATTCGCCTTCGCTCTCTCAACCTTGTTCGCCAGCGTTTCGTAATTCTTTATGGTGCCCAGCCCCGGATTTGCTTTTTTCCAGCACGCCGGGTCTGTCCACTCGCTCCGGCTGTCCAATTCATAAACAATAGGCAACACCGTTTCGTCGTGGTAACCATTCGGATCATCATAACCATCTATGATTCGCTTACATTCGTCGTACTTCAGGTCGAATATGTTGTCACGAATGGTTCCGGCAGTGGAAGTGATAATGGACAACGGCTGTGTCCTGGCGCTCATGCCATCAATTACCACGTCATAGAGGTTTCGGTCTTTTATTGCATGCAGTTCATCGATTAATGCTCCATGTACGTTCAGGCCGTCCAGCGTCATAGAATCACTGCCCAGCGGCTGAAACGTACCATTGTTGAACCTAGTGGTTATTTTGCTTACCAGACATTTCGCATGTTGCCTCAGCTCCGGGGAATGCTTTATCATCCGGACTGCTTCGCTCCATATGATTTTTGCCTGGTCTTTTTTAGTGGCCACGGAATAAATCTCCGGGCCGCCTTCACCATCCGCAATCTGGAGGTAAACACCAAGCGCGGAGGCCAGCAACGATTTGCCGTTCTTGCGTCCGATCAGGAGCATCAGCTCACGGTATTCCCGGATGCCGGTGTCCTTATGCTTGAACCCAAACAGAGCAGACAGCAAAGCCTTCTGCCATAGTTCCAGCACGACCCGCTGGCCCGCCCACTTTCCTTTGGAGTGACAACAGAACCGCTCTATAAACTCAATAACATAATTGGCATCACGTTCATCAAACCTATATTCCGAGTCTTGGTCATTTAACTTATCCACAAGATGCTTATAAGTCCGTCGCACCTTATCCGATACGACTTCAGCACCCGTAGTGATGGCGGCATAATAGTCGGTAATATAGTTGCTCATTTTCTGCTACGCAGGAAATCGCCCAGACTGTCTTCCGCCGGCTTCTGCTTCTCTTCCGGCAGACAGGACAGCACAGTGCGT